CCCAAACCTCGCCCCAATCTCCTGTAAGGGCACCTTTCGCGTAATCCACAGACTTATTCTCAAAGAAGTTCGTATGTGTAACGCCTAACATCCCATCTACCCAATCCAATGGGTTCTGCTTGACCTTGAAGATACCCTTCATGCCTAGAGCAATGAGGCGTCTGTCGCAGATGTAACGGATGTATTATTTGACCTCATCTTTCGTGAGGTTTTCCATTTCGCTGACACCAAATGCCAGATCGATAAACTTATCTTCTAGATCCACCATCTTTTCAGCAATGGTGTAAATCTTACTCTTTAGATCATCATTCCATACGCCCCGGTTTTCCTGAACGTAGGTACGGAACAATTTTATCATGCTCTCCGTATGCAAGGTTTCGTCAGCAATTGACCAAGCAATAATTTGACCCATACCTCGCATCTTGCCATGACGCGCAAAATTCAACAGCATAATGAAACTGGAGAATAGTTGCATACCTTCCGTGAATGCAGAGAAAGCGGCAATCTGTGCTGGCAGATCATCGTCACCCTGTAGTTCACGGAAGTAGTCATGCTTCTCAGCCATCTCAGCGTACTCTAGAAATTCGTTATACGTTGACTCAGGCATTCCAAGCGTTTCAATCAGGTGACTATACGCGGCTACATGAATAGCTTCACGGGCCGCAAAGGAGGAGAGCATCATCCTGATCTCTGGCTGAGGGAAGTACGGAAGATAGTTCTTCACATACGCCCCAGAAACATCAATATCGCCCTGAGTAAAGAAACGGAAAATCTTAGTTAGAAAATCCTTTTCATCATCAGTAAGGCGGTTGCGCCAGTCTTTAGTGTCCTCAAGCATAGGTACTTCAGTCCACAACCAGTGCATTTGTTCAGACGCTTGAAATGAATCAAACGCCCACGGATAGTTAAACGGCTTGTAGTAATCGCGGCCGTCAGTTAGTTTTAGTTTTTTTACCATTTACCCCTCGCAAGCTAGACAAGCATCGCCGTCCGCGATTGCCGTCAAATCTATGTCATCCTCAAGTCGTTTACGCTCAATTTGCATACCCACCCTGTCTGCTTTTCTGAGCTTATCAGAACGACAATAGTACAGGCTTTTGAGGCCCTGCTTCCACGCAAGGAAATGACACGCGTGTAGGTATTTTATGTTAACGTCTGGACGGAAAAATAAGTTAAGTGATTGGCCTTGATCGATGTATGGCTGTCTGTCTGCGGCCAATTCAACTAACCAACGCTGATCAATCTCAATCGCGGTCTTAAATACTTCCCGGATATCTTCAGGGATTTCTTCTAGATGTTGGATTGAACCGTCATGCGCTGTAATTGAAGCCCACGTCTTAGAATTGTCCATACCCAAGTCAGCCAATGCTTTCTTGAGGAACTTGTTCTTCTGTATATACGCGCCGGACAGAGTATCCTGTCTAAACACATTGGCGCGATAAGGTTCTATAGATGGGGATGTATTGCCCATAATTAAAGAACTAGAAGCGTTAGGTGCAATAGCTGTCCAGTGACTGAACCTACGATTAACACCAACCTCAGCCGCGTCAGGGCAGGGGCCACGTTTCTCACACAGAATAGCATCACCCTTAGAACATTGTTCATGGATGTGCGTATAAATTTGTTTGTTCATTACCTTAGCCATAGCGCAATCCAGAGGAATGTTTTTCTTCTGTAGATACGCGTGTAGGCCAAGAGTACCGACACCAATAGAACGCTCACGCATTGCGCTATAAACTGCACGATGAACGTGTTTAGGTGCATTGTCGATAAAGTGTTGTAGGACGTTATCCAACAATTCCATTACGGCCGGGATAAACTCAGGATCTTTACTCCACAGGTCGTAATATTCGATGTTTAACGACGACAAGCAACAAACTGCGGAACGTTTAATATCTGTAGGTAGAAAGATTTCTGTACAGAGGTTAGAGCCATTAATTTTTAGGCCCAAAGCTTTCAGCCATTCCGGCATTGTATTGTTGGCGGTATCTAAAAAGATAAAGTATGGCTCGCCTGTTTGCATACGGATGTCTAGTAGTTTCATCCATAGTTGACGTGCTGATACAACTTCAGTGACTTCCCCATTATTAGGGTTAATTAACGGCCAACTATCATCATGGTTTTCGTCACGCATACACGCTTCGATAAGTTCCATGAATTCATTGCTTAGGTTAACACCATGATGCAGGTTTAGTGTACGGAAGTTCTGATCACCTGTAGGCTTCCGCATTTCCATAAACGTCACAATATCAGGGTGATTAATATCTAGAAACGCCGCATAAGATCCGCGACGAGTACGCCCCTGCCGATAGGCCAAAGACCCGGCATCATATGTTTTAAGGTGAGGCATAACGCCTACAGATTTCTCATCTGCGCCACGGATGCCGACATGAATACCTACACCGCCACCAAGCATAGAAAGCCATGACACCTCTGAATAGGTATCAACAAGGCCCTCTGCGCTGTCGTCTAGATAAGACAGAAAGCAGGAGATAGGTAATCCTTTATTACTACGCCCGTACGATAGAATAGGCGTAGAGAATGATAGCCAGTGCTTACTGGCATAATCATAAATTTTCTGGGCGTGTTCTTGGTCAGTACCAAATTTCTCCGCCACGAATGCGAACCGCTCTTGGGGGCTTTCTTCCTCATCCCGCATATAACTCTCTCTTAGTCGAGTTAGGCCGAGAGCATCAAATAGTTCGTCTTGTTCTAGTTTTATTTCTACTTTTGTCATAATTACCTCAGCGGTTGATCCCCTCTAAACCATGCAACCAAAGCTTTTCGTCTTCCCCACCACACTGGCCTAGCAATGTGGTTTAAGTGAGATGGGAATACGATTGCAGTACCTCTGGCTCTTGGCGCGTACTTCACAAAATCTCCGTTAGGGAGATGTGTTTGTGAGTCAATTTGGAGTTTACCGCCGACGTAATCAGATGGATCTGAAAGCTGTATGATGCAGGTTAGTTTTCTTGTCGCTACTTCATTGTGCCCGGAGTCGGTGTGCCAATTATAGAATTGACCAAAGCCGTACTCTAGATACTGAAGGGCTTCCACTTCACCATTAAGATCTAGGTTAAGCCAACGCTCATTTAAGTGCATTACTTGATCCCGGATCTTTAAGAACATCCACGAGGACTGTGCGTCCATAGGTATCCAAGCCAGCTTACAATTCCTAGCTAACCTGTCTCTTAATGATGGTTTCCTAGATAGTACCTTGCCCGCCATAGTCGGTTGTTGCGACATAAAACGACAGACACTATCACACTCATCTTGGTCAAATAAATTGAACCAAGTAAATTGATGCAGATGTTTCATAGATAGCCCGCTTTTTTCTTACGGCGGGCAATCTCTCTTTTCAGATAAAACTCAGCCTTTTCCAAATCCTGAATGGGAACCTCATATTTCTCATCGCAACGCCAAATATATTTGATGACGTTCCCGAGATTGAAATTCATATGCTCAGTTACTTGAATGCACTCCACACCTGATGGGTGTTTTGTATAGTGCGGTGGATGGTTCACCATATCCACTTCGTTTTGCATAGCTGGGCTAGCAACATTTACCGTCTGACCAGAGATACTATCTTTGATTACGGTGTCGAAGGGATACTGGTGAGCGTAGATTGTTTTTTGTTTTTGCTCGCTCATTAGTGTTTCCTATGTTTTTTTGGATCAAACTTAATGACATTCAAGACCTTATCCTGACTGTCTCCCTTCATCTTCTTGACCAGTTCTTCATCTGGCTCGAAGATTATTTCAACTTCAGGTTCTTGATCTTGACCTGAGTTAAAACCATCAAACCCCGGGGCGGCTTGTACGATGCGCCCTGCGGCTATTACATTGTCGGTCTGGGTGTTTATAATTGCGTATATGCCCGCTAATAGATCCTGTAAGAATTCCATTGTGTCTTGCGGGTAATCGTCGTCAAAACTCCAACCGCCGCTGAAGAGCAATTGTCCGTTTTCATCTACGGTGATTTCCATAATGATTGCGTTAGAAAATTGCTCTGTCATATGTTTCTCAATCCATTTATTATTTTTAGTGAGGGCCTGTTCTTGCGCTCTTTAATCCACGGGAGCGGAACCAGTTTGTCAGCGTACGCAAAACCGTACCGCTCACACCACATGGCGTAAGTAGTGCCAGAACCCTTGCGAATTTTCCCATTACTGTTTGTGAAGATGAAACGAAGATCTAAGTCTGGGTATTGCTCTTTCAGAAGCAAATGCTTTCTACGATCTTCAATCGTAAAGCGTCCTTTCGTTTCAATCACGATGCCGTTGGGAAGGAGAAAATCAGGAGTGTAATAATGATCACTCTGAGGTATGACGTATGGGATACGGAAACATTCATATTCCGCATCAACGCCGCGCTTTTCTAAATCGCTCTGTACTTTCTCCTCAAGCCCCGATCTGTAACCATTTGCTATGGCGCGAGCACGGGGGTTATATTTATTTTTTCTCATCTGCATTGTAATCCGTGTACCAGTAGTGTCGTGGGCTCTGTGCTTTAGACCCTGTTTGTGGCTGATACTCGGCGTCGGGCCAGCATTCCCTCATGTACGGACAAAACGTACACGTCGTGTGCAGACGTTTATTACCTGTGGGCTTGCCCCGGAAATACTCAGTAGTTGGTTCAAAACATCTTTGGAATTTCTCATCGAAATCCACTTTATGGATTGTTGTAGCAATCCTATCTTCCAACTCTTGTAATTCCTGCTTATTCGGATTGGCTTCCACCACCCGAATTTCCCCTGTGCTTTTATTGACGACAATCCAGCCGCCAAGCCCGGTGTCTGTGCCCTTAGAGTAGCCTAGCAATTGGGCGGTATACCCAAAGGCATCATCTTTAGCTACGCCATGCCAGCCGTCTTGCCACTTATTATCATAAGCCCAAGGTGAGGCAGACTTTGTGTCAAATGTGGCCCCATCAATTTCGATGTCGTTCTCACCTTCGATGGTAGTTCCAGCGATGTCATACTTCGCTTGAGACTTACCCCCAGTGATATTGGCCCCGGAGACACGCAACAGCACCTCAACAATGCACTCAACTGCATCGCCAAGCATCATCCTAACAATGTGATTATACGGTAACTTAGACTTCTCCTTACCTGCTTTTTCCATTTGGAGTTGGCAGACGGGTCGGCCTATGTTGCTCATACGCAAGCGAAAGGGTTCTTCCTTGCGATTTAACTGCTTACGCAATCCATCCTTGAACATCTCACCAGCGGCTTCAATCCATTCGTCTTTACATTCGACAGATTGGCCGTTGGATAACTTATCCAAGGTCATGCGTAATTGTGCTTCTAGTGTTGATATCGACATAATAACTCCAGTTTCTTAGAGGGAAAAAAGAGGGGCACGAAGCCCCCCTTGGTTCCTAGAGTTATTGATCGTCTTCGAGATCTGCGGACAGATCGTCGTTATCAATTACTTCCGATACTGCATCGATAGCATCACTATCCAGTTGCCCATCACGCAGGGCTTTCTGGTAAGAACGCTCAATTACTTCGTTCTCGCGTTTGATCATTCCAGCCATGTGCGTCATGGTGTCGAATGTATCTTGGTCGATTGGAAGAATGCGTTTTAGATCGGGCTTAAAGTGCATGACGTAATAAACAACAGAACCATTTTGTAGTTCTTCTGCCGTTACATCAGACCAGTAATCGTAGAAATTCGCGCCCTTTGGAAGAGACTTAATGAACTCATCTTCAAACGGAGAAAAGTTCGATCCCTTCAACAACATTATAGCAGGTTCGTTCTCTACAGTCACCTCATTTCCGTCAGCGTCCTTACCTTTGTAAGAAGTAAGTACTCGTAATTGACGGAAGCACTTGATGTCCGTGTACTTCTTTTGTTCCTCTTTAGGCATTTCTCGAAGAACTTTAGAAGGTGGTTTTCCACAACGTTCGCCACCCTTCATATCACGCGCTTCACAACGGAAGTTCGGGATAAGTAGGGTTTTGTTTACTACCTTGTTCTCTTCTGGATCATAGTGAATCCACTGGAACAATTGCGACAATACGCGGATGCGTACCTTCTCAGCGTAAACGGGTTCATCCATTCCGTTAAGATAAAACAAACCTTGTTCAATCTTACGGCCCTGTGCGTCCTTACGCATTGTGTTTACCTTCAGCATTGGAAGGCGGTCTGCACTCGCTTGAGGCTTGTCATTAGCCCCGAGGAGTGCGGCAAGTTTATGCTCTTCAGCTTTGTCGATAATGGCTACTTCGCCCATATTTTTCTCCTTAGTAAGGTTTACAATTTACCCTTATTAGTGTCATTGGTCAACACTAACTACGGCTTTATCCATCCAATTCGCACCCGCTTCCATCTCTATGTCTAGAGGGAGCACAGGTTTGTAATTGAACCTAGTTTCAAGCTCTTCAGAAACTTCGCTCATGGCCCATTTCAGAGCCTTGACAACCTTTTCTTTTTCCCCGGGGTACACATCCACAACGATTGAATCGTGTACCGTAAGCATCAATTTGCTTTGGAGATTGAGCTTGTTGAATTCA